TTGGACAATAGTTTACCTTACATATAATAACACTGACTTAAGAGCTGTTGAAGTTTCGAACTATTGGTTATCTCGTGATATTAAAACACAATTTTTGGGTTTTTTTGATATGTATCATGACTTAGAAACTGAAAAGTTAAATTATTGGCACAAGGATGATGCAATTTTCAAAATACAACAAGCTTGCAAACAAGCTGATGTAATACTTACTCATAATAAGTTCGGTGAGTACGGACATATACATCATAAGGTAGTTCATGAGGCTGTTTCAGTTCTTGCACAGCCAAAAATTTATTTTGCAGACAATAGTTTTTACACTGACGAATTAGAATCAAAGTTTGACTTGTCTTTAAACGAGTTTCCATTACATTATGATGTTCTAGTTGGTTGCAATTTGAATACATCTAAGTATAATATTACTAACGAAGTAAAAACTTTAATTAATACACTACATGAGAATTCTAACATTAGATAATACAGCCTACGAGTTAAATGAAATCCCGGATGAAGTTGAGGATTTGAGATTTGCAGTTTTAGATAATAGTGATCCAAGGACTCCTGACTATTTTTACATTCCTCTCATTTTTTTAGAAAGTTTTAACAGTCCTGCACTGGTATTAAGAATAGGAGATAATGTAGTCAAGATGCCAGTGGATTGGCATGTGCTTATTGGAGAGCCTGACCTGGGCGATTTAGAAGTTGTATCATTGACCAGTATCAATGATAGAGGATTCAGTGTATTTTGTTTTAATCCTATCAGCAGTTTTAAACCTGAATTTGAGAAGATAGAAATTATTGATATCTACCAAGATGTAAAATGGTACTTTCCAAAATTGAAGCCGGGGCAATTGTTAGCAGTCCCTTTAGAAACAGGAACAGAAAAGCCACTATGCGCTTTTTTTGTTAAAGATATATCTAGACAAAGTGAGGTAATTGATTATGCAAAATGTTGGTAAAAAATTAGAACCAGGAGCAAGTGTTATATATGAACGGGTAGGAGATACTGTTTATGCAAGACAAAATGGTTCCATAGAAAGAACAGTAGTTGGTTATGATTACTTGATTGATAATGAACATAAAGAAAATCAATTATGGTATAACATACGTACCGAAGCAAAAAATAATCCTGCCTTGCAAGATGCTGTTGATCGTGTTAAACTTATATATGAATTAAGCAAACAAGAAAAACATGTACCACATCATCCGGTATAAAAAATTTAAAAAGTTTTTAAGGCACAAGTTTTAATGATACATACTATTTTTCCTTTATGTATAGGAGAGTATTTTTATAGCGATCATGAAGATTATAAAAAACTTTTTTTGTCCAAAATAAATTCTTTCATTTGTTATGAACCAGACGGAAGTCTTCTTGCTGGTGAAGCAACTGGTATAAATGACATACATACTGATCCAGATTTTTATACCTTATTTAAATTTATATCAGATTCATGCATACAACATTTTGAAGAACTAAATTTTGATCACAGTGTTTTTGACATAATGATTTCAAAAACCTGGCTTACTGTTCTTGATCGTAACACTAGTCTTCCGGTACATATGCATGAAACAAGTCATTATTCGTTTGTTTATTATGTGTCTGCTCCAGAAAATTCCGACTTACTAGCTTTTTTAGTAGATAGAAATCCTAATGAGCCTTTTCATGGAGCTTTTTATGACCACCGTGATAGCAATGTAAAAACATTGGTAACAAGCTATAATAATTTAAATAGTTTAACCTGGAAGTTTGTTCCTAAACAAGGGAAGCTATTTTTGTTTCCAGGTAATGCCAAACATTACACAGAAAAAATTAGTGAAAAACAAAATGAATGGCGATTATCAATAGCCGGTGATATTCTTTTATGTTATAAACAAGATCAAAAACCAAACTATCCAACTGGACTATATCCAACAAGTCAATGGAGAAAATATACATGAATATAAATTCAAGAAATAAGTTGAAAACTAAAAATGGATAAACTAAACATAGCCAACGAAATGCAAGCCTTTGATAGTAAGGATCGTAACTTCTATAAGGATTTAACAGATGAAGAGCGCAAGAAGTTTAGCACTTATCTTATGATTCGTTGGGGCTCCAGTGTGTCGGGCAGTGCAGAACTGCAACAGTATTATTTGTTGAGCTGCAATGAAAACTTAAATAAACATTTCTTTGAACTATCTAGACATCCTGAACTGCAATGGTTATTGGCAACTACTGTGAGTCCGGGTATGGGTTCATTCAGACACGATTGGATCAAGCAAAAGAAACGTGAAGGCTCAAACAGCAAAGCAGTTAAATTTTTAAGACAGATATATCCAACCTACAGTGAGGATGAATTAGAGTTACTCGCAAAAATTAATGACACAGCAGATCTAAAACAGTTGGCTAGAGAACATGGTTGGGATGAAAAACAAATAAAATCTAATTTATGATAGAAAAATTAGTTGTAAATGGTTGTAGTTACATGGAGACATATGCCAGTGGCAACGGTCATTATGATTTAGCTGATAAATTGAATATTCCTATAGCCGAAAGTTTGGCCATTGGCGGTAGTGCTAATAGTCGTATTCTTCGTACTACTCTTAAACATAGTTACAAGGCAAATAATCCTACATTGTATGTTATTGGTTTAACTTTTATACAAAGATCTGAGCTTCCAATTTGTACGGTGGATGACGAAAACACAAGTTTCGAAGGACGATGGATCAATCCCCAAAATCAAGAATTTAGTAATAGATGGGAACACTTTTGGTCTAGGCAAGAAAGCGAAAAATTTGTAGAATTCAAACTTAGAACAGAGGTCTATGGGGTCTTAGACAGAGTAGAAGATTTAATGTATCAAACTCTTGCTGCCATTACGTGTCTTAAAAGTAGAGGACATAGTGTAGTAGTATATCAACAAGCTGATACAGCATATGATTGTCATTTGGGAAATCCTAGACTGCAATATTTTAATACTTGCATTAATGTTATTGAAGGTTTTGCATGGCGTGCTATACTCTACCAACATCAACAAGGTGTGCCTCCTACAATTTCTGGACCAGGTAACTTTATTGGTCCTCAAACAGTTCCTGAAGAAATAAAACATAGGCAGCCAGGACAACATCAAATATTAAACGATTTTTTAGTCAAATACATAAATGACCACAGACTTTTATAAATGTAAATACTGTGAGCGATTGTTCAGAAAAGAAAGTACATTAACAGCTCATTTGTGTGAGCCCAAACGTCGTTGGCAACAAGAAACAGAAACAGGAGTGCAATTTGGTCTTAGAGCGTATCTACAATTTTTTGAAATTACACAAGGTAGCGCACAGCTTAAGAGCTATACTGACTTCGTTGCAAGTCCGTATTACAATGCTTTTGTTAAGTTCGGCAGACACTTGGTTGCTATTCGCTGTATTAACAGCAACAGCTTTACAACTTGGTTACTAAAGAACAATAAAAAATTAGACCATTGGTGCAAGGACAAGTTTTACGAAGAATGGTTACATGAGTATATCAGGCGAGAAGCAGTCCAGGACGCACTCGAACGCGGCCTCAAACAAATGGAGGAATACGCAAATGGAGATAGTGGGCTTGCTAGTTACAGCCATTATTTTAAGTACGGCAATCATAATAGGATTTGTCATCATATTACCACTGGTCGCGTTAGCCCTTGGCTTGTATATAACTGCGATAGTGGCATTGAGTTTCTTGAGTCTATTTCTACAGAGCATTTGGCCATTGTTCTTCCTTGGATTGATCCTGATTACTGGAATCGTAAGTTCAAGGATTACGTGGCCGATGTAGAGTGGTGCAAGTATGTTTTGAAGGAAGCAGAGCTATGAAAATACTTTGCTTGGGTAATAACACACAAGATACTGACAACAAATCTAAATTATTAGCAAAAATAAACAAGTCAGCTTTTTTTGGTTTGATAAATTCTCCTGATGTGTCTATTGAACCAGGTTATTATCATTCCAGTATATACGATATTGATTTTGGCGAATTAATAGATCTGGCAAAAAAAAGTTTTGATAGAGTTGTAGTATTGAATCAAAACAAGGATTCTTATACACACCCAGATGCATTTTATTTGACTATCAAAGCAGCCAACATAATAAATCAGTTCGTTGAAGTTGAATTTCTTGATAAAAAGTTACTGCATGAAATAAACTATTGGGAACAATTAGTAAGCTCTAATACAAGTTTTTGTATTTTTCCATTTATTGAATTATTAGTAAATGACGGTAATACTACTGTTTGTTGTAGATCATCTCGGCCAATAGTAAAATATAAAAACTTAGGTGATTTTAAAACTAACCAAGAGTATCAAAAAATAAGAGCCAAGATGTTATCGGGAATAGAATTGCCCGAGCATTGTCAATCGTGTTATAGCTTAGAACAAAATGGAATACTGAGCGCCAGACAACAAGAAACAGTAGAATGGGCTAATAGGTTGAATTTGGCTTCTACAGATGACTTAAACAAAATTGAAAATCCTGTGTATTATGAAGTACGAGCTAGCAATGTTTGTAACTTGAAATGCAGAACTTGTAGTCCGGCAGACAGTAATTTAATACATCAAGAATATAAACATTTAAACTTAGTACCAATAGATAGTAAAAAATTAGAATACACTAATTTTGATCTAGTAGATTTTACAAATCTACACAAACTATATGTAGCCGGCGGTGAGCCAACTGCTATGATAGAATTTGATGCTTTTTTAGATAAATGTATAAAACAAAATAATACAAATTTTGAACTACTGATTAATACAAATGGAGTTCGATTTAGTGAAAAATTTAAACAACAAATAAATTGTTTTTCGAATGTATCATTTATTTTTAGTATAGATGGATTAGAATCGTTAAATTATTACATAAGATTCCCTGCTAATTGGAACAAAATTTTTAAAAACGCAAAATGGGTCAATGAAAATAAACACTGGTTGTCCTTTAATGTCACTGTGTCAATCTATAATGTGGCTAACTTATATGAACTGTTTGAATTTTTTGATAAAGAATTTGCCGGAAAGCTAGTTCATTGTCAGTTGGCTGAAGTAAAAGATGATATTATGTCCGCATATCTTCATCCACATAGAGATGATGTATTAGATAACCTATTGCAAATTAAAACACTCAAGTGTTACAATAATAGTATATTACTTAAAAGTTTTGTTGATGGTTTGATTAAATATTACCAATTTGAATATAATTTAGAAATTCAAAAGTTAAAGAAATTTTTTGAATTCAATGATGCTCTTGATCAGTCTCGTAATGTTAAATTAGCGGATTACTTACCCAGCTTAGATTCTTTTAGATATGAAATTTTCAAGTGACATTGATATTGATGTAGCCAGTAGAGATCAAGCTCTCGCTGTGATCCAACATACTGCCGCAAGTATTATTCGTGATGGCAAAAATACAAAACACAACACAGGTGTTTATTTCACTGACATACCATGTGATCCTTTTATTGGTCGGGCTAGTTTAGATTACGAAACGGCTGAGCAACTAGGATATATCAAAGTAGATGTTCTAAATGTAGGGTTATATCAACAGGTACAGTCAGAACAGCATTTACAAGAATTAATGTATAAAGAACCTGAATGGGATAGACTGTCAGTTAATTCAATCGCTAGACTTGCTATGTTCTTGGCTGTGATTCGTCCGGCCAAGCGTCATTTGATTGGGCGGAGCTGGCGAGAAGTGGCTGAAACTATTTGGGACAGGCCTGCAGATGGTGCATACTTCTTTAAAAAATCACATTCAGTGGGATATGCACATCTAGTAGCTGTTAATATGAACTTGCTTAGCCAAGCTTCCGAACAAGAGTAATACTTCTTCTTTTGCTGCGTTTGGCAGCAATTTCTTTTAGGCTCACTTGCGGGCCAAACTTGATTTGCACATCTTTTGAATTCATTGTTTTAACTACTGTTCTAAAAGGTGACCATTCAGTTTTGAGAAACACATTGATTGGTATCAGTCTATTACTTTCCCACCACCAAGTTTCTGCTAGCTCTAAAAATTGTTGTTTTTGTTCTAGAGTTCTTAACGCACCGTAGTCGTAAATTGTAGTAATCACTTCATCTAGATTCTGGATAACTCCAATGTATTCGTTGCCACCGTACACAAGGTAGGTTAAGAATGGGTATTTTTTAAGTAACTGCTGGTAATTGGGTTCATCCATTTTTCAATAAATACAAGATAATGCAAATTCTAGCTTATTTATATCCAAATACAGTCACGGTCCAATTATGGGATCAAAGTATTTTCACACCAAGGAACAGAG